GCAAACAAGGACAAGGAAATCACTGCAAAGGATATCGTTGATTTTGTTAATAATCATGCTGGTGGTCAGTATGCCAACGTCCTTATACAACCATTGGACAATGTAAACCTAAAGGACAAACAACCTGTCCCCTTCGGTTACAATGGTCGTCCGGGTGGTACACGTGAGGTAATACAAAATTGGATGTTACGTGGTTTCAAGGGTGACTTCAAGTTGTCTACCATTTTAAATGTGTCCGCTAAAAAGGTTACGGACAAAAATGGTAAAACAGTTTTTCAGGGTGGACATTCCAAATCCAAACCTGTCTGCTTACTTGCTCTACTTAACGGTGGTTACTCACCATCTTCCAAGTTCTGGGGTACACCGTACGTCAAGTTAGTTGTCCAAAAATAACTAACCATCGGGGAGGGTCAACGCTCTCCCCTTTTTTTATTTATAGGGTAATGATCAAGGTAGATCAAAATTTCTCGAATGACTCCATGAGGGAGAGAGCATCGCTGAGGAAACGAATGTGCATAATAAGAAGTATAATGATAATGATCATAATAGATCAAGGTAGATCAAAAAAATGTTTTTTGCTATTGTGGCAAAAATACAACAATAAAAAATTATTTTAGCTTTTTTTTACTTTTTTTAAAATTAACCCTTGCAATTATGTATACAGCCCCTATATTAGTAGTATACATATTTAATGTATATTTTTTTAACTTAACAAAGGTGGTAAAAATGCAAAATGCAAAAACCAAAAACACAACAAGCACAGTTGTAAAAAGTGCAACACTAACATACCAACACAACAACGGTATTGGTATAAATGGTAAACTGTTTTGGCAGTTTATTAATACCCATTGTGGTGGGCAACTAGCCAACGCTTATATTAAAGTGTTGCCAACAACTAATGTTGCTGGTGGGCAATTTACAGCCATAGGCAATAAAGGTGGCAAGGGTAAAGTTGCTAGCAATTTAGGTGGGGTGCGTAAGGCTGTGCAAAATTGGTGCATATTTGGTATAAGCCCACAACACGCAAAGCAATACGGTGGTTTTAATATTACTAAAAAAAGTTATAACCTAAACCACATATTAAAAAGTGCTACAAAGTGGGGGCATACAACAACCAACCCAACTTGTGTATTGGCACTTTTAAACGGTGGCTATAGCCAAAGTGCTAAAAGCTGGGGTACTAGCTTTATTGCAATAACCAACAAGCAGTAACGCTTAAAAAGGTACTTATGGGGCATTTAGCCCCATAGGTACAAAACCGTTACCCCCCACCCCCCAAAATTTGGCGGTGTGCTGAGCAAGCTCTGTCTTGCGAAGCCTGTTTTGGACAAATCTTCGAGAGGAAAAAACTTATGGACACCCACCCCCCTAAAACCGTAAAAAGCGATTAGGTTCATTGTCAAAATAAAATTTTCGATATATAACAAAACTTATGAGTGTTCACCTCGATACAATCCCTGATGAGAAACTCAGGCACTATGCACACTTAATCAATAGACATAAACAGATGTCTGAGTCCGAAGCGTCGCAGAACGACTTCATGACTTTTTGTAAAGCCGTATGGCCAGAGTTCATTGAAGGACGCCACCATAAAAAAATGGCAAAGAAGTTTAACGAAATCGCAGAGGGCAAAATAAATCGTTTAATTATTAATATGCCACCGAGACATACTAAATCAGAGTTTGCCAGTTACTTATTACCAGCGTGGTTGATGGGACGTAAACCAACTTTAAAAATTATGCAGACTACACATACCGCTGAACTTGCTTTCCGTTTTGGTAGAAAAACACGTAACTTGATGAACCAAGAAGATTACAAGAAAGTTTTTCAAAAAGTAAATTTACGTGCGGACAGTCAAGCTGCTGGTCGATGGGAAACGGAACAAGGCGGAGAATACTTTGCAGCGGGAGTTGGAGGTGCGGTTACTGGACGTGGTGCGGATTTGTTAATTATTGATGACCCACATTCAGAACAAGATGCGCTTTCACCACAGGCAATGGAAAATGCGTACGAATGGTATACTTCAGGACCGCGACAAAGATTACAACCTAAAGGGAGTATTGTGATTGTGATGACTCGTTGGGCAGAAAACGACTTAACTGGTAAATTGATTAAACAACAAGGACGCGATATATTAGCGGACAAATGGGAAGTGATAGAGTTTCCTGCTTTGATGCCCGAAACAGATAAACCTTTATGGCCTGAGTTTTGGGATAAGAAAGATTTGTTATCGGTTAAAGGTTCGCTATCTGTTGGCAAGTGGGAAGCACAATGGCAACAGAACCCGACCAGTGAACAATCTGCTATTTTAAAACGCGAATGGTGGAACGTGTGGAAAAAGAAAGAGTTACCAAGTTTACAATACGTGATGCAAAGTTATGATACCGCGTATAGTAAAAAAACAAATGCGGACTATTCTGCGATAACAACGTGGGGTGTTTTTTACGAAAATGAATCCGGACCGTTGAACGTGATTCTGTTGGCAGCCCAACGTGATAGATGGGACTTTCCAGAATTACGCAGAGTAGCACTTGACGAATATAAATATTGGGATCCAGAATGTGTATTGATTGAAGCAAAAGCGTCAGGTATGCCATTGACTCAAGAACTGCGGAACATGGGTATTCCTGTCATGAATTATAGCCCAAGTAGAGGTAGCGATAAATTTACTCGTGTGAATTCAGTTGCACCATTGTTCGAAAGTGGGTTAGTATGGGCTCCAGATACAAGATGGGCGGAAGAAGTAATTGAAGAGTGTGCTGCATTCCCAGCTGGAGAACACGATGACTATGTTGATACCGTGACCCAAGCGTTGAGAAGATTTAGAGAAGGTGGCTTTATTACACACCCAGAAGATTACGAAGAAGATATTATACAAACTGTAAATAGAAGGAATTATTACTGATGGCTGAAAACACTAGATTAATCCGACCAACCGCAGTAGATCGTGCATTGGTTGAAGCACCAGAATCCTTAGAACCAGAAGAGAATATAGAATCCCTTGGGGAAGAAATTGAAGTTGAAGTAGAACCAAATGAGGAAGGTGGCGTAGAAGTAACTTTTGGCGAGACCGAAGTACAAGTACGCGAAGTAGAAGATTTTTATGGCAACCTAGCTGAAACATTAGATGACGATGTACTTAATGATGCAGGACGTTTTGTGTTAGATGCGGCAGAAGATGATAAAAATAGTCGTAAAGAATGGGAAGATGGGTACACTAAAGGTTTAGATTTATTAGGTTTACGTTATGAAAATCGCACAGAACCTTTTGATGGTGCAACAGGAGTAGTACACCCATTATTAAATGAAGCTGTGACGCAGTTTCAAGCTGGCGCATATAAAGAAATGTTACCAGCGACGGGACCAGTACGAGCAAATATCGTAGGTATACCGAATGAAGCTGTAGAACAACAAGCTCAACGCGTACAAGATTACATGAATTATCAAATTATGTACGAAATGGAAGAATACGAACCCGAGTTTGACCAAATGTTGTATTACTTGGGACTAGCTGGTAGTGCATTTAAGAAAATTTACCGCGATGATGCGCTACAAAGACCAGTCAGTAAGTTTGTACCAGCCGAAGATGTACTTGTACCATACGTTTCAACCGATTTACGGTCAGCAGAACGTGTAACACACGTCATAAAAATGAGCGAAAACGAACTGCGTAAGCTACAAGTCAGTGGTTTTTACAGAGATATAGAAATAAAAGGTGGTATGGACGACCAAACTTCCGACATTGAAGATAAATATGACGAACTTGAAGGCGTAAGTAAGACAGAATACGAAAATCAGTTTACTTTATACGAATGTCACTGCTATTTAGACCTCGAAGGCTACCAAGATACAGGCGAAAATGGCGAATCTACTGGAATTAAGCTACCGTACATAGTAACGGTGTGTTATGATACCCAAGATGTGCTTTCAATACGTCGTAATTACAGAGAAAACGACCCAATCAAAGAAAAAATCCAACATTTTGTACAATATAAGTTTACTCCTGGTCTAGGTTTTTATGGTTTCGGCTTAATTCACTTACTTGGCAACTTATCTCGTACAGCTACAGCAAATTTACGTCAATTAGTAGACGCTGGCACACTTTCAAATATGCCAGCTGGCTTTAAAGCACGAGGTTTGCGTATAGCAGACGATGCCGAACCATTGAAACCTGGAGAATTTAGAGATGTTGATGTTCCTGGAGGTGATTTACGTACAAGTTTGATGCCTTTACCTTATAAAGAACCATCTAGTACATTATTTCAACTTATGGGTTTTGTAGTAGGAGCCGCAGAAAAATTTATAGGTACTACAGATATGTTAGGCAATAAGTCACAAGAAATGCCAGTAGGTTCTGTAATTGCTATCCTAGAAAAAGGTGCAAGAGTAGTAAGTGCAGTACATAAAAGATTACATTCTAGTTTAAAAACAGAATTACGTATGTTGGGTAGACTTTTTGGTGAAGATCCAACCCCATATCCGTATGAAGTAGGACAAGACCAACGTATCAAAGCTCAAGATTTTGATGAAAGAGTAGATATTTTACCAGTAAGCGACCCGAATATTTTTAGTATGTCGCAACGTGTAGTTATGGCACAAGAACAATTAAAACTGGCTCAAGCTGCACCAGACTTACATAATTTATATGAATCATACAAACGTATGTACGAGGCTCTTGGTGTTAAAAACGTAGACCAGATTTTAAATCCGCAACGTCCTCCAACCCCGAAGGATCCTGCGTTAGAAAACCAAGAAGCCTCGGCAGCAGCGCGTGGTCAAATGAAACTACAAGCATTTCCGCAACAAGACCACGATGCACACATCGCTGTACACCAAGCATATATGAACTCAAAAGTGGCACAATTACAACCAGCAGTTTTACTTTCACTAGAAAAACATATTTTTGAACACATTGGTTTAAAAGCTCAAGTCATTGCACAAAGCCAAATGCAACCACAAGATATGCAAAACCCAGATATGATGGCTGCTAAAGTAGCACAGATACAGGCACAGTTGATGGCAGAATATTTACAAAAGAATCCACCACAACAACAAACTGACCCACTTGTTGCAATTAAGCAACAGGAAGTTGATATCCGTAAACAAGAAGCACAGCAAGATGCAATGGCTGACCAAGCTAAATTACAACTTGATGCGCAGAAGTTACAGCAACAAAATGCTATACAACGTGAACGTATTGATAGTGCCGAAGATATTGCAGCTATGAAAGTAAGACTTGCGCAAGAGCGTCAACAGAATATAATGAAACGAACTGGAGGTTAATTATGAGTGATAGAAAACAACAACTAAAAGATATCATGGAAGACAAAAAAGAGGCAGGAGAAGATACATCTGCAGAAGAAGCAGAACTTTTTCAAATCCAAGAAATGGAGGAAGATATGGGTAGAAGTGATGGATCTAAAAAAACTGGAGAACAAATTGAGGAAAGAGAGCGAGTTTTAAAAGATTTAGAAGGAAAATCTGAAAAATTTACTATCGATGAACAAGAAATATTAAGAGAAGAAACACCAAAAAGAAAAAGATCTATGGGTTCTCCAATAACTGGTGAAAAACTTAAAACTATTGGTGGTGGTATATCGCGAGGTGGTGGTATCGCTGTAAAAGGTATTAAGTTTAAAGGAGTATTTTAATGGCACTACCTATAATTGGTTCAGCTGTGGGTTTAGTAGGTGACATTGCTGGCACATGGATGAAGGGTCGTGTACAAAAACAAAAAGCTGAAACAGAAGCAAAAGTAGCTCAAATAAAAGCAAAGGCGGTGGTATATGAAAAACAAGCGACTGGGGAACTGGACATGGAGAAAACCCTCACAGAACAAATGGGTGGGTCTTGGAAAGACGAAGCGTGGACAATCTTCTTTATTACCGTACTTACTGCCTGTTTCCTCCCTTGGACACAGGGATATGTCAAAGAAGGGTTTTTATTTTTGGATAGTAGTACTCCTGATTGGTTTGCTAATTGTATTTATATTAGTATAGCAGCGAGCTTTGGATACAGAGTTGGCAAAGCTGGTGTAAGTATGATAAATTCTGTTAAGCGTGTACCGCAACCAAAAAGAAAAAAGTAATGGACGGACTTTACATTTCCGAAAAATTACTTAAGATTATAAAAAGTAGAACTGAAAGTATCAAAGACACACTTGCTCATGGAGCAATAAAAGATTTTGATAGTTTCAAAGAGTTAAGAGCAAAACTCAATGAACTTGCTTATATTGAACAGGAACTCAAGTCCCTGCTGGAAGGAGTAAAAGAAGATGACTAAAACACTTTACGTACCTCAACACGTAATTAAAAAGAAACAAGAAGAAAAATCCGCAGTAAAAAGATTACCTCAACCGACTGGATGGCGTATCTTAGTATTACCTTTTGAAATTAAAAAGAAAACTGCATCAGGCTTACATTTACCTGATTCGGTAGTAGAAAGGGAAAACATCGCTACTACTTGCGGTAAAGTGTTAAAAGTCGGTCCTTTAGCCTACAGAGATTATGATAAATTTTTAGGTCATGCGTGGTGTCAAGAAGGTGACTGGGTAATATTCAGTAGATATGCAGGAAGTCGTTTTAAAATTCAAGGTGGAGAATGCAGAATTTTAAATGATGACGAAATATTAGCAACTATCGATAACCCTGAAGATATTTTACACACATAATAGGAGGACCTAATGGCTGAAGAAGCTATCAAACAAGAAACCAACGAAGAAGAAACTGTTGAAGTTACTCTTGATGACAAAGAAACTAAAACAGAAACAAAGTCAGAAGAAATCAAATCACCAGAGGTAGAAGTTGAAAAACCTGAAGAAAAAAAGCAAGAAGAAAGTGGTGATGAACTTGAACAATATTCTGAGGGCGTACAAAAAAGAATAAACAAATTAACTGCAAGATTGCGTGAATCAGAACGTAGAGAAAAAGCTACAATGGATTATGCAAAGGGTGTGCAAAAAGAACTTAAAGAAATGCAAACGCAGTCAAAAACTATTGATGGCAATTTTGTACAAGAATTTAAAAACAGAGTAACACTACACGAAGAGGTATTACAAAAGACTTTACGTGATGCTATCAATGCTGGTGACGTTGACGCACAAGTCAAAACACAAACAGAACTTGCCAAGTTAGCTCAAGATAAACAAACACTTTTGAAGTTAGAAGAACAGCGTAAAGTAGCAAAAGAACAACGTGAGGAAATAGGTAAAGAAACTGCACCGCAACCCACAGCACAGCCTCAAAAAGCAGACCCAAAAGCGACTGCTTGGGCGGCTAAAAATGAATGGTTTGGTGCAGATGAACCTATGACACTTACTGCATTTAGTATACACAATAGATTAGTAAAAGAAGAGGGTTGGGATCCTCAAAGTGATGATTACTATGCTGAACTTGATAAGCGTATGCGTGTAGAGTTCCCACACAAATTTGGAGTTACACCACAGCCAAAAGCAACTGGTCCAGCAGTGACATCTGCTAACAGAGCAGGAGGCAAAACTAACTCTAATAAAATAAAGCTATCAGCAAGAGAGGTTGCAATAGCTAAAAAACTTGGTATAACTAATGAACAGTACGCAAGACAAGTACAAAAAATACGTAACGAAAGGGGATCTTAATGATTGATCGTACGCAAAGAGCTTCTCAAACTAGAGAAAAAACGTCTCGAAGAAAACCTTGGAGACCTCCGTCAACACTTGACGCACCAAAAGCACCGGAAGGCTATGTTCATCGTTGGATAAGAGAGTCCGTTATGGGACACGACGATAAGAAAAATCTTTCTGCAAGGCTACGCGAAGGCTTTGAATTAGTTCGCGCCGATGAGTATCCTGACTATGAATCACCCACAGTACAAGAAGGCAAGTATTCTGGTGTGATTGGAGTAGGTGGATTACTTTTAGCTCGTTTTCCTGTTGAGTCTAAAAGAGAGCGTGATAGGTATTTTGCTGGTAAAACAGAAGACCAAATGACCGCTGTTGATAATGACTTAATGAGAGAATCGAACCCTAGTATGCCTATCAGTAAACCTGAAAGGCAAAGTCGTGTAACTTTCGGAGGCAAAGGAGTCTCTGATAAATAATAGGAAAGGAACCTAAAAAATGGCAAATATAGATGCTGCATTCGGTTTAAAACCGTTAAAAATGCTAGGTGCTGGAACTAACTCTAATGGTGTGATGAACTTTAAAATTCAATTAGCTGGTACTACAGGTACTACAAGTGTAATCGGTGAAGGAACCCCTGTTATACCTTTGGCAAACGGTTTAATTGATATAGTTGGTGCTGCCGCTGGAGGAACTGTTCCGTTACTTGGCGCATTCATTGGTTGTGAATATACTGGCCTTGATGGCACTCCAGTCTTTGCAAATAAATGGCCTGGAACTGCTTCAGTTAAGTCTGGTACAGAAGCAACTGCACTCGTAGCCGCACATCCTGATCAGCTTTTTGCGATCAACTGTGATGCTGCAATGACTCAAGCTGGTGTACACGCAAACGCTAACTTTGCGACTGCTACAACAGTAGATGCAACAACTGGCAAATCAGGTGCTGAATTAGCAGTGAGTACTTTAAATACAACAAATACTTTAAATATGAGAGTTGTTGGTTTACAGGACTTACCTTCTTCAAGCGACACCTCAGCTGCTGGTATGATTGCGATTGTTCAACTTAATAACCACTTCTATCGTTACAATGCTAACGGTACTGGTGCTGGTATATAGGAGGGAATTATGCCGATAACTAGAGGACAACTCTTAAAAGAACTAGAACCAGGACTAAACGCCTTGTTCGGTTTGGAGTATGATCGTTACGATAACGAACACGCAGAAATTTTTGATACAGAAACTTCTGATAGAGCATTTGAAGAAGAGGTAATGCTCACAGGTTTTGGTCAAGCACCAGTCAAAGGTGAGGGTGCGGCTGTAGAATTTGATTCATCAAATGAATCTTTCACAGCTAGGTACACTCATGAAACTATCGCTTTGGCTTTTGCTATTACCGAAGAAGCTGTTGAGGATAACCTTTATGACAGATTAAGTAGTAGATATACTCGTGCATTAGCAAGATCTATGTCTAATACAAAGCAAGTGAAAGCTGCTGCTGTCTTAAATAATGCTTTTAATACAAGTTTTACTTTTGGAGATGGTAAGGCACTTATTGTTACTGACCACCCAACAGTAGGCGGAGGCGACTTATCTAATAAACTGGCTACAGATGCTGATTTAAATGAAACATCATTAGAGCAATCATTAATTGATATTGCTGCTTTTATTGATGAAAGAGGTTTAAAGATTGCATTACAAGGTAGAAAGTTAATTATTCCTTCAGCATTACAATTTGTAGCTGAGAGATTAATGGCTTCTAACTTAAGACCAGGAACAGCTGACAACGACGTAAACGCAATGAGAAACATGGGAATGTTACCAGACGGATACGTTGTTAATCACTATTTAACTGATACAGATGCTTTCTTCATTAAAACTGACGCGCCTAATGGCTTTAAACACTTTGAAAGATCACCAGTCAAAACTTCTATGGAAGGTGACTTTGATACTGGCAATGTGAGATATAAAGCTAGAGAGCGTTACAGCTTTGGTGTTTCAGATCCAAGATGTGTATTTGGAACTCCTGGAGCATAATTTTCTAGGATTAACTAGCCCTATGGACTGACCTAGCAGACGCTTATACGACCATAGGGCAAAAACTTTATAAGAGGTAAATATGGCTAATACAACTTTTAATGGTCCCGTCAGATCGGAAAACGGTTTTAAAGGTATATCTAAAAACGCATCAACAGGTGCAATCACAGAAAATTTTGAAATAAACTCTTCTGGCGCTTATGTTGGAACTTTACTACAAGGTCAAGGAGTAGTTGCTTCAGCAGTTGCGAGTACAGCTGGTACTACAGAAGTAACTTTTTCACAACCTAACAATACAATAATTACAAGTATACAGATTGTAGTAACTTCTGCACCAACAATAACTTCAGGAGATGTTGGTTTTAAAGTAGGAACTGCAACAGGTGGCGCTCAATTAGTAACAGCAGCAACTGACGATATTATTGATGGTGGCACAACTGCTCCTGCTGGCTCACATTATACTTGTACTTTAAACGATACAACAGCTAGTGCTGCAAGTCCAGCTGCTTCACCAAGAGTAAATGTAACTGGTGCAGCTAGAAACATATTTTTGCAAATTACAAGCACTACAAATGCTTCAGCAGTTGGTGCATTGACTTTTGTAATCGCTTACAAACAATTTGCGTAAGGAGTTATCATGGCTGGATCTGATGTCAAAGCAGTCACATTAACAGGCACAGGGGCAATATTCGGTGGACCATCTAGAATTGTTGGGGTTTATTTAAAAACTAGCGGTTCAGGTAGTCCAAACTTTGTTGTAAAAGATGGCGCAACAGGGGCAACTGTTTTAGATATTACATCAACTACTTCACAAACGGATTCTATAACTATTCCTGATGAAGGTATTAAATGTAATACTAATCCGCAGTTGACAACCCTAACAGCTATCGATTCAATAACATTTTTTCTGTCTTAATATGGCTACGACTAAAAACGTAACAAGATTACCAAGTGGCAAGTTAAAATACAGAGGTGAAGTATTTAGTGGTTATAATAAACCAAAGAAAACACCAAAAGGTCCTAAAAAATCTGCGGTGTTAGCTAAAGCTGGAACCACTGTAAAACTTGTCCGCTTTGGTGATCCTAATATGAAAATAAAAAAAGATATTCCCGCGAGAAGAAAATCCTTTCGTGCTCGCCATAATTGTGCTACTGCTAAAGATAAGTTAACAGCAAGATATTGGTCTTGCAAGGCTTGGTAGGGATGGAGATAGATGCAATGATGTTTTGGAATATTATTCTAACATTGGTGGTCGCACCAGCTGCTTGGGCATTTGGTAAGATGTTTCAAGAAGTAAAAAGACTTCAAATACTTTTAAATAAAACTAGAGAAGAATACGCTACGCGTGATATGGTAAATAACGAAAACAAAGAGGTTATTGCGTTACTACGAAGACTTGAAGATAAATTTGATAGATTTGTAGAGAGGCAAGGATGGTCACAACAAGAGCGCAAATGAGTAAACAAATTAGCAAACCTGGAAGAAAGAAAAAACCAAAAATACCTAAAAAATATCTTGCAGGACTTTCATCATCTGAAAAAGCAAAACGTAAAAAAGAAATAAATAAAAATAGAAAGAAAAAGGAAAACGACCCTTCTGCTTATAAATTTTCAACTGACTTCACCAAATCTGGTAAAAGAAGAAAAACAAAAGAATCTAAACATACTAAAAAATTTAGGAGGATGTATGGCTAAAACTAAAAAACAACAAGCAGCGATTGCAATCGATATGAAAAAGAAAGGTAAAAAGCCCAAAGGCAACGGAGGTGGTTTGACTGCAAAACAAAAGAAGTTACCACCAGCTTTACAGAAAGCTATTCTAAAATCTAAAACAAAAAAGAAAAAAATAAAGAAAGCGTAGGTAATCATGGCATTATCAGCAGCAACAAAAAAGACACTTTCTGAAAAAGCAGCAAAGGCTCGTAAAAAAGGTAAAAAAGTAACAGCTGGACAACTTGCTAGAGTATACAATAAAGGATTGGCAGCTTATAGAACAGGACATCGTCCAGGAACAACACCTAGCCAATGGGCTATGGCAAGAGTAAACTCAGTATTAACTGGTGGCAAAGCAGCAAAAGTAGATGCTCATATTTTTGGTAAAGGTAAAAAACCAAAAAAGAAAACTACAAAAACTACTTGATATGCCAAAGTTAATAAGTAATATCCCACACTTTCATTGCTGGGTGCGAAGAGAGTTTACTGCTAATCACCAAAAATATCATGGTGATTTTTTACACGCTATGGCAATAGCTGTCAACACAATACCAGATAGATGTTTAAGTTTTCAAGT